TACGACACTTCAGTGGGCGGTTTCATCTGTATGTCACCCGAACAACAAACTACATCGACGTTCTGCTTTGCAGGTGATAAAGAAGGTGTTAAGAATCTAAAAGCCATCCTGCCTATCATCGAGGAGTGTGGTTGTAAAATACACTGGAACGGCAAAGGCGATACTCGCCCTGAGATTAGTTGGGAGTTGTAGTGATGTGGATTCTTATTTTGTACTTGGGATTTTCTTTCGGGTCAGTTGAGTTTAACACTGCGCTTGACTGTGAGACTGCACTAGATCAAGCCACCTCAGTGTTTGAAGATTCAGTTGGTCTTTGTGTCTATAAAGGAGAAGAGTAATGTTAGTTTATTGTGATTTGATTGCGTTTTCAATTTCGAATCTTCTGCCTGAAATCAAACTAAATGATGATTTTCTGCTTGACAAAGCGACAGCACCTAAGTTACACTTAGATAAAGATGGTGTCTTCGTGAGTACCAAGAAAGAAATCTTTGCACGTGACATCAATGGTATGAAGTATAAAATTACAGTTGAGGAGATTGGCGATGAGTAGGATGGGTGCATTTATTTTGGATGTTCAGACTGCGGTCTGTGACAACTTTAATCAACCCCTAGATAAGTGCAAGGAAGCTGTCTATGAACAGTTTATTGCAATGGGTGAACCTGAGTGGAAAGCGAATTACGCTCGTGAAACCGCTGAGGATTATTATAACGAGATCGTTCATGATGTGGACGAATTTTCATATTTGGTTGCGTCTGAGAGACGTAGTAAGCATATATAGTAATATGAGGTGAAAAATGGCAATCACACCACCCCGAAAACAGGTGTATGAGATTTTCTTAGAATTAGAACAGGCAACCAATAAGGCGAAACGTCTTGAAGTGTTTGAAAAGTATTCCGATGTTCCTGCTTTTAAGGACATCCTACGAGGTCTTTTCGATGATTCCTTGGAGTTCCTACTCCCCAAAGGCAAGCCGCCTTACACCCCAAACAGACCAGAGTCTACCCCGTCTTCCTTGCTGCGGGAACACCGCCAATTCGGTTACTTCGTAAATGGCGGGCCAGGCACTCAAATGCAATCGTATAAACGTGAACAGAAATTCATCAACTTGTTGGAAGGTATCCATCCAGATGATGCTCTGTTGGTTTTGGCGATGGTGGACAAAAAGTCCCCCATTAAAGGTCTAACTAAGAAACTGGTACAGGAGGCATACCCTAACTTAATCTCAAAATAACTAAACCAATCCAAAGGAGATTTAATGACAGCAGCCCAAATAGAACGGTTAAGAAAAGATTCCCGTGATCTAGATCACTACATTGCGAGTCTTAAGAAAAAAGGTAAGGAACAGAAGGCACATAAATTGATAGCCAAACGTGCTTTCCTCGACCAGACTATTCATGAAACATATGCAAACCAATCTCTAAGGGGGTGATCCTATCTCTTCACCGAAGGGTGTCGTAGTGGATTTTGATATCGAGTGTGAAGTAAATTATGCCAATCTATAATTTCAGAAGTAAGGAGACCGGAGAGATCACGGAAGTGACTCTCCGGATTTCCCAATTAGATCAGTATAAAACTGATAATCCGCAACTGGAGCAAGTTCATCTGTCCGCTCCAGGCCTTACAAGTGGTCACAAGTCTTCACGTCAACTAGCCGGTAGCGACTGGAACGACCTCTTGAAGGGTATCAAAAAGAATTCCGGTAAAGGGAACACAATCAAAACATGAGGAAAGAACGCACCCAACCTCAGAAGTTGCGTATCGATGACCTTTTGACTTACGAACCCATCACAGGTTTGCAAGAGGTTGTCTATAAGGCATGGGATGAGGGCAATCATATTGTCATGTCGGGTACTGCAGGAACGGGTAAGACTTTCACTGCATTGTACCTTGGACTAGAACAAGTCCTTGATAAGGGCAACACCTTTGAGAAGGTTGTTGTTGTCAGATCAATAGTTCCCACTCGGGAGATTGGATTCTTGCCGGGCTCACTAGAGGAGAAGATGGATGCGTACACTGGCCCGTATCGGGCGATTTGTACTGAACTATTTAAAGATGGTGGAGCATACGATAAACTCACCAGTGCGGGAGTTGTCGAGTTCATGTCCACATCTTTCATTCGTGGTGCCACAATCAATGATGCGATTGTAATCATCGACGAAATGCAAAACCTATCGTTTCACGAGTTAGACTCAGTAATCACACGAATAGGTAGAAACTGTCGGATCATATTCTGCGGTGATTATCACCAGACAGATTTTACGAAAGAATCCGACAAAAGGGGTCTACTAAAGTTCCTAGATATTATTGAACATATGACTAGGTTCACGGTAGTAGAATTTAGTTGGGCAGATATAGTTCGTTCGGACTTCGTGCGAGACTATATAATGACAAAGGAAATGTTAGGATACACAAAAAATGAATAAAGAAGCAGTTTACGAACAATTAAAAATCGACGAAGGAGTCAAGTATGAAATCTACAATGACCACCTCGGTTATCCGACCTTCGGAGTCGGTCACCTTATCGTCGAAGGTGATCCGGAATTCGGAAGGGAAGTTGGAGCTCCAATTGATGAAGAAAGAGTGCGGGAAGTATTTGATAGAGACCTTGAAACTTCCATCGGAGAGTGTCACGCTCTATACGGAGAAGGGTGTTTTGGAGACTTCCCTGATGAAGTCCAGCAAATCTTGGTTAACATGATGTTCAATATGGGACGTACACGTCTCAGTAAGTTCAAGAAGTTTAACGCTGCACTAGAAGCATGTGATTGGAAGACCGCTGCCGTAGAAGGGAGAGATTCACTGTGGTACAGGCAAGTGACAAATCGGGCCGAAAGACTCATGTCCCGAATGGAAGCAGTGTAAAATATCCGTATCGGTTCTGGGACTCTGAGAAGAGAACCTTTGTCGATTGGAACACTTTGATTGGCAACAAGGAGACTCGTGAGAGTTGAAATAATGGCAAAGTACACTCGCCATGACGACCGCAATAAAAAGCGGAATAAGCACAAACAGTACTCTAAAGAAGGGTACACTAGGAAAATACATAATGTCGAAAGTAAAAGGAGATACTCGGAAAAACTTAATTTTCCAGTATATGATACTGAATGATGATCTAGATGAGAAGAGAGGGCCTATCCTTGGTAGGTCACGATCCGAACTCTACGCAGAAGTCGCAGACGTATCCCGTAGGTCTTTCGAAATCTATGCCGAGAAACTCGGTGCAGATTACTTATATTCAGACGAAGCGGTATACACTAAAGACGAATGGGAAAGGGATACTACGGTTTGCCTTTTCGAATGTCTGAGAGTAGTATACGATGAGTCTTTTGATGAGTATGAGAACTTGCTGTTCGTCGATACCGATATTGTTGCCAACACTGAAGAGAACATCTTTGACCTCATGGAAGGTGATGTCATGGGTGTTCTTGAGAGTGATATCAGAACATTCAACGGTGGTGGATACAACGCATGGGACAGGAAGCCTGATGTCTACAGAGATCAGGTAACCAAGTATGAGTACCACGGTGTTCCCATCGTTCCCGCCATGCCACCCAACCACCCATCAAAACTAACCATCATGAACACAGGTGTTGTCTGTTGGTCACGAGACGCTCGTCTGTATGCACGAGAACACTTCGACGATTGGAAGGAGTGGTTCTTCGAAGGCCCTCAGTTACACATGTCTCTCATGAACGATCAACCCTACCTGTCTGGTCAGTTCCAGAAGTGGAATATGGACGTTCAGACCATAGACCAGACTTGGAATGACTCCCCCCATTATGAGACTGAAGAGTTGTTCTTTGAGAAGGCGAAGATGTGTCACTACACTGGTGGGGACTGGAAAGTCCTCATGATGGAACACTACCGAGACAAAAAATTTAAGATTTTTTCATAAAAACGCTTGACAAACGTCTCGGTATGGTGTACTATTATACTATATTGAGAAGGAGTAGTTATGCGAGATTATGAGAAAGTGATTCTGACTGACGTGGATGGCGTCCTCTTGAATTGGGGATATGCGTTTCACGTCTGGATGGAAGAACATGGACACAAGAAAGTCAAGGACGTTTACGATATAAGTGAGACTTACGGAATCGATTATGCAACTGGTAAGAGACTGGTTCGACAGTTCAACGAGAGTGCTGCGATTGGATTCCTCCCCCCTCTACGAGACGCAATCCACTACGTGCGAAAGTTGCACGAAGAGCATGGATACGTCTTCCATGCGATTACTAGTTTGAGTCTTGACCAACACGCAGGTGAGTTACGAACTCAGAACCTCAAGAAGTTGTTCGGTGAGACTGCATTTCAGAAGTTTGTCTACCTCGACACTGGTGCTGACAAGGACGAAGCCCTTGCAGAGTATGCCGGTAAGCCCTTCATTTGGGTTGAAGACAAAGTTGAGAACGCCCTCGTGGGAGATAAGTTAGGACTAGATAGTGTTGTAATGGAACATGGTTACAACATGGAAGATTGTCCGCTCCCTCTAATGAAAAATTGGGAGGACATTTACAACTACCTAGAGGGTTAAATGACAAGATATATTGGTTTCAGTGAGTTCTATCACGATGCTGGTATTGCAGTAATCGAACAAGATGGAACGGTGTCCTATGCGACACATGCAGAACGTTGGTCTAAGAACAAGAATGATGCCCACATCCCCGAAGCTTTGTGGGATCACATTGGTTATCAGGATGACGAAGTAGTTACCTTCTATGAAGATCATAATATCAAATATGGTCTTCGTGGAGGTATTGCTGTACAAGGCGACAAAGCGAAAGTCTACCCTAGACATGGGCACAATAAAAGACTCTGGGAAAAGGTTCCTGCCCACGAGATGTTGCACTATGATAAGTTGCACGAACATCACGTGTCTCATTGTGCAGGCGCTTACTATACCCGTCCGTGGGAATCTAAAGAAGATACTGTCATGGTGTCTATCGACGGTGCAGGGGAAGTCCAATGTTCCGTTATCTATGATCACAACTTCAATCTAATCAAAGAGTGGCACTATCCTAAGTCAATCGGACTGATCTACAGTACGGTTACCTATGCCTTGGGTCTCAGACCCCTTGAGGATGAATATGTGGTCATGGGTCTTTCGTCCTATGGTCAGGACGTATTCTCAGACTGGATTTGGGAACAGTACCATTCCTTCGAAGACCTCGCAACCTATGAACTTGAGAATGACCTGAAACTTGGTGTGGACTCACCTAGAGAGGAACAGAGACTTAAGTTCCGTGATGAGTTGATGGAGAAGGTTAAGTCAGTCACCCCCGAAGAAGCAGCTGCATCCGTTCAGGAATTTGCAAGACGTGCGATTCTAGAGATCATGACAGAGGCACGTAAGTATGGTTCCAAGTTGGTCTACTCTGGTGGTTGTGCACAGAATGTGGTGGTCAACTCTCTGATTCATGAGATGTTCGATGAGGTACATATTGCAATTGCACCAGCGGACTCTGGTAGTGCATTAGGGTGTGCCGCACGTACATGGGCGCAGGAGACAGGCGGAGACCGTCTTATCTGGACTCCCTACATGGGTACGAATATCGACCGTGAGATCAACCCCTCTGACGTTGTAGACCACCTTCTGAAACATCAATACTGTGGTGTCGCAAATGGACGTGCAGAGTATGGGCCACGTGCACTTGGAAATCGATCCTTGATTGCAGACGTTAGGTTCGATGTCAAGGATACGGTCAACGAGATCAAACGCAGACAGAAGTATCGTCCCTTCGCCCCTGCCATTCTAGAAGAGTATGCGGATCAATACTTCGAAGGGCCTATGAACGAGTACATGCAGTTCACTTCCAAGGCACTTCATGAC